CAAACCCACTACAACTATTAAGGCTGCCGTCTGACTCTTTACGCCATATATGGTCTGTACTGCTTTCGAAGTCATCTATATCAATACTATTACGCACGTCCTCATCTTCTTTCTCTATCTCGTAACCAATATAATATCTTGGCTTCTTAGACCATGACTTAGTAGTGTACCCACTATTATGGTACCCTCGCACATAACCAGCAGACGGTTCTTCTGATACCCAACAACCTCTATCGTCATCGTAATATGCATTGTCAACGTCCATATATTCGTCAATATCTTCACACCATACAAGGTCGTGATACTCTAAGCCACTTTCACTATAGTACTCATCATTATATGTACTAGCTCCATATCTTTCTATAGCACGTTGAGACCACCACTCTTGATCTCTTCCAGTATATACTAAGTGCATATCATCTTCGTCATACCATTCTTCGGTACGTTCGCACCATCTAACATTGTTAACATGTTGTACATCCCCATCGTATGTTACAACAAAGTCATCACCATCGAAAAAAATTCCGTCATAACATTCTGCATCTTCGTAACCATCTATTGATACGTAACCATTCTCTACTGACTTAATGAATAATTTTACTTTCTCTCTATCGCCATCAAAATAGTCATATAGATTTCTTATCTCGCTTAACGTGTACATAATTAGTGATATTTATAGCCCTTACAGCCGTTAGTATTAAAAACTCTACTCATAAATCGGTGCATCTTTGCTTTACGATTTCTTTTGTTTGCCCCGTATCCAGGATCTGCGAACGTCACGTTACTTACTATGGTCAACGTGATAACCATTAAAATTAAATTTTTCATTTCTTAAAATATTTGATTAATAAAATATCTGCTTCGTCTTTATCCAATGGCACAAGGTTAACACATGGACACATCAATCTACAATTGTCATCATGTTCAAAGCCAGTTATTGCATGCACTAATTCATGATACACTACGTCTCTAAGGTGAGTGTTCCACTTCTTTAAACTTGACGTACTTATCCAAATTATATTACCTCTCAATCTGCCCATGCCTAACGCATCATGTCCGCTATTGTCTGTTATTCTAACGTCGACGCGTGGTATTTCTATTCCTATAGAACGAAGAACATTCTTAGCCTCATATAAATAATTCATTACTTCGCGTCTTAGCGCGTAAACTTCGTTCGACATTTTTAGGTTTTTACCCATGTCGCATTCCTTATTTTTTCTCATGTCTTATCTTGTTATATAAATAAATGTTAATACTATAAGCACAGCTTGAATGTATGTGCCTATTAATTCTCTTTTTTCTTCGCTCATTTTACATCGAATATAATTAATAATAATACGATAATTCCCATCGTTACCGCATACAATACGCCTACACTAGCGCCCCTTGTTAAGTTACTTTTGTTCATCTTATTTTATTTTATTAGTTAGTGGTGCGTAGGGAATCGAACCCTACTTAATACCATAGCACCTAAATATTAATGGCTTACATTGCTTCACTTAGCCCCGTAATATTAGCGGACGCAATTTGTTTACTTTGCAATATTTTGCAATTGTGTTAACCTTTGTAGTTCTATTCCTTGCAAGAACTTGTTAACGAATTCAATTTAATATGTCAATGTACTAATTCACGTTTTTAATTAACTAAGGTTTGCGCCGTCCTTATTTCGGTATGGTTAACCGCTCCATTTATCGCATAGAGTTAAAAACTTTTTTTGTAGTTTATTTAGTTAAAAGCCCCTTAGCTACGACAAAGCAAAACTACTTTTAAGGGGTGCGCATTTAATGGCATGCGCTAAGCCTTTTTTTTATTCGCCCATTGCTTCAATTAAAGCGTCAATTTTTGAATAATCTACCGCCAAAACGTCGCGCATCATTTCCGTAACTGCTAAGTTTACGCGCATTGCAAAACGTCGCATAGATTTAGCGTTATTTTGAAATTTTAACTTTTGTTGAATTAAACGGCTACAATTTCCAATGTTTAAAATTTCTTTGCCGTCTTCGTCACTAACTACAAATAAAACCGCTTCGCTTGATTTGAATAGTCTTAGACCTGAATTTTTAAAATTTCTTTGCATGGTAAATAGTTCGTTTATTGCGGTACCTGTTAACATACTTGTTTTTTCTGAATTAGTAGAAAATTTTGTTTCTACAATTGTTGCGCCTTGAATAAAAGTTAATTTTAAAGTTTTCATCTTATTATATTTTAATTGTTAATTATTTACGTCGTTATTGACATTACAAAGATACACACGAATTTTGTTTGTGCAAGTTTTTTTTTGATTTTTTTTTGATTTTTAGCTAATTTATAATGATTCTAAATAAAACCTATTGATTTTCAGATAGTTATAAATTTAAGGCGTATAAAAAAAATGTTGTGTTTATTTGTTTATTGTCGGTTATAACGCAAAGAACGAAGACAAGCGCAAAGAATTAATAAACTAAATTTCTAGTTGAATTCATGGCGGTAGATCAAACTAAATGAATAGTTGAATTTCGGGCGGTTGATCTAACTAAATCTATAGTTGAATAAATGGCGGGCGGGCGGTAGAACTAAATTAATAGTTGAAAGGTCTGGCTATGTTTGTGCAATGCATACTACTATGCATAGCAAGGTACTGACATATAAAAAGCTAAAAAGTTGAGGGAAATTTTTTGAAATCAACACCCCCCACCCAAAATAAAGATCACTTTCCTTTTCGGATTTTTTTCGTGGAATGGGGGTATTACCCAACACCTCTTTATTTCTAATTCCATGTCGCTAGACCCCCTTTTATGTCGATATTCAAGTTTTTATGTCGACGTATGACGCAAAAATGTCGACAAAAAAAATCGAGCTATCCCACTGTTTATAGGCTTTTAGCTTCCTTTTTTTCTTTAAAATGTTGACACCACTACTACTATAGAAAAAAATAAAAAAACACTATATAAGAGAGTATATAAAGAAATAAAAAAAAAATAAAAAAAAATTTCTCCGAACCATGCGTGTCAACATTTTTTTAGCAACTTCTCAATCCCAGCCTACGATACATCCCCGTTTTTGACAACATTCTATCGACATAGAGCGACATAAGTCGACATGGTGTCAAATATTTTTTTCGTCTACCCCTTGTTTCATTGGAATTAATGCGTATATTTGTCAACATGAAGGTATGCACTAAATGTAATAAGGGCAAGAAGGCTGATTGTTTCCATAAGAACTCGAGGTCTAAGGATGGGTTGCACACGATCTGTAAGGTGTGTCGCTTGCCAGAGGTGAAGGTGAAGAAGAAGGAGTGCAGCAAGTGCAAGGTCGTTAAGAAGCTCACTGAGTATCATGTGTACTCGTTGGGTAGACATGGTGTGTACCCGAGATGTAAAGAATGTAGGAAATAGTCAGGTGGCGGAATTGGTAGACGCATGAATAAAGGTTAATAGTAAGGATAATGTGAGTAACCTCGAAAGACCCGTTAAGAACGCTCATAAGTTATCATACAGGTTCGAATCCTGTCCTCGACTACTAGGTGTAATCTCTACCCAAAAAGAGATACTATAAGACGGGAGGCAAGCGTTGGGAATAAAACCGTTAGGATGTCCCAACCAAGTTCTCCCTGAAGAGGTAGAACACTTAGCTCAGTTGGTTAGAGCAATGTCCGCTTAAGACATGGGTCCGTGGTTCGATTCTACGAGTGTTCACAAAACAAAATATGACTGGCTCGCAAGACAACTTAACATTGTCGGAGGGAATGCGGATGGTTGAGCATCGTGGCATCGGGAGAACTACTGGAGAGATAAGTTCATGACAGAGAGTAAGTCAGGTGGGAGGCTCTGTTGTTTGGTCTTTTAACTCAGTTGGTTAGAGTAGCGCACTCATAATGCGAAAGTCCCAGGTTCGAGTCCTGGATGGACCACATTTTATACCCGTTATTGTAGTAAACGGCAATATCGGATCATTTTTGCATTATATCGGGTATTAAATAATAGTACCTACCACGCTTCTGGGTTGGGGTGTCACCCAGCCGAGCGTACCAGGGTAGGTCTTTTGCAAGCCCTGTGTATTTCATTACATAGGCTCAGTACCAAATATGCATCCCGTAAGATCTGCTGCTTGGTCTCTCCGTTAATGGGAAAGCAGAAATGTATAACCAGTAACACCCCCAAGTAAGACTACCTGATCAGTAGACACTGCTTGGGGTTAATTTAAAATTATATAGTATGAAAACAATAACAAAATCAGTAATTAAATTATCAGAAATTCCAGATAATTTAAAAAAAACAGAATGTTTAATTGGTCATAAGATACATACATATGCTGAATTTCATATTGATGATTCAGAAAAAGACGAATTAACATTGTTGCTACTTAATAAGTATCCTAATTTGAAACGTAAGATTAGTTTTTTAATTCATATCGATGAAGATAGGAGATAGAGTTGTACACAAGAAGAAGCCAAGGTATGGTGAGGGCACGATAGTCGACCAGCTTCCAGGACTTACATGGGACAACCTAAGGGGGTTCATCGTGCAGTTCGACCTATTCAAGATGCATAAGAATCAGACAGGTTTTACCACTATTCTTTTTGAGAATCAAATTGAATTAGTATATTTGTCAAAAAATTGAATTAAATATGATCGCAAAAGAATTATCATTTGGAGAGGATGCGCGCAAGAAGTTACGCGAGGGCATCAAGACGGTGGCAGATGCTGTCGGAAGTACGTTGGGACCACAGGGTCGTAATGTAATCTTAGAATCAGAGAACGTAGTTGGTGGCTTGACTGTCACAAAGGATGGGGTGACGGTGTTACGCAACATCAACCTGTTGGACCCTGTTCACAACTTGGCGGCACAGCTTGTACGTCAGGCATCTGAGCGCACGGTAACAACGGCAGGAGATGGGACAACAACAGCGGCTGTTCTTACGAACGCGATAATTGAGGCTGCTGACAGCTTGATCACTGAGAGCGACAACAGGACAGACATCTTACGTAACATTGTGTCGATATCTGAGGATGTTGAGAAGCAGCTTACTAAGATGTCTAAGAAGGTAACAGGTAGTAAGCTTTACGACATCGCTACAATTTCAGCTAACAACGACGCGAGCATCGGTAAGATCATCGGTGACGTGTACAGTAAGTGTGACGTTGTTACGGTTGAGAACGGGCAGAACACATACACAGACTTTGATGTGGTAGACGGTGTAAAGATCGATCGTGGGTTCTCTAGTAAATGGTTCATCAATGACCAGAAGACAGGAACTTGTATACTTGAGAACCCCTACATCTTAATCACTGACCACACGATAACTAACTTGATGAATTTAGAGGCGATATTACAGCCTATAATTCAGTCAGAGAGGTCTTTGCTTATCATCGGTGAGTTAGACGCTAGGACGTTAGCTACGATACTTAAGAACGTACAGAACGGAACACTTAAGTGCTGTAACATCATACCTCCAAGCTTCGGTTACCGTAAGGACGAGTTGATGGCTGACATCGCAGCTGTTACAGGTGGTAACTACTACGCGGAGCACATGGGTGACAACCTTGCACTTATTAAGTTGCATGACCTAGGTACTGCGGCTAAGGTCATCGTTGCTCAGGACAAGACTACTGTAATCAAGAAGGATGACGCGCCAGACATCACTGAGTACATCGGTGAATTGAAGATTGCTGTTGAGAACGCTACAAATAATAACGACATTGAGTTCTTGAATGAACGTATTGCAAACATAGCAGGGTCTATTGGTATCATTAAGGTTGGTGCTAATACCGACATCGAGCGTAAGGAGCTGAAGGACAGGGTGGATGACTCTGTGTTAGCTGTTAAGGCTGCCATCGAGGATGGTATCTTACCTGGTGGCGGTATCTCACTTATCAACGCGATACATAGGATACAGCCTAAGTACGACAACCCAAGTCACATGATGGCTCTTGCCATACTTGACAAGGCGTTGCAGCAACCATTCGGTACCATCTGTAAGAACGCAGGCGAGGACCCAGTTGTTATCTCATCTGGTATCATACATAATGGAGCTGATGGTTATGGTTACGACTTTAAGAACGGGAAGTTCGGTATGATGTTGAAGATGGGCATCATTGACCCAACCAAGGTAACTAAACAGGCGCTGAAGAACGCTGTATCTGTTGCAACAACGATACTATCAACTGATGTAATAATTTCAAACGTAAGAGCATGATAGCTATAGGAAAATATATTCTTGTTCGTCCAGATAAGGACGCTGAGGATAAGGTAACAAGCTTCGGTCTTGTTATGACAGACATGGAGAGTAAGAGCGCTCGTTACAAGCGTGGTACAGTTGTAAGTGTGGGTGAAGACCTATGCTACGAGCTGAAGGTTGATGACTACATCGCTTATGATGCTGTACAGGGTCATGACATCGAGATTGATCATGTAACATATCGCGTCATTATGGAGCGCGACGTAGCGATTAAGTTTTAACATACTCATTTATTTTTTTTATTTGAAGGGCAAACACCTTATCTGCATAACCTGCTGTCTTATTAAACATCGGGTTGTGCAGTGGGTCTGTCGAGTACTCCTCCTCACCACGTAGCTTCTTATAGAACGATGTTATCATCTTCTTGCACTTATGGGTCACCTCATAGTACTGGTTGTTACCACTCTCCTTCTTAGCCCACATATGTATCCATCCATTATCTATCATTCGCTTGAATCGAGTCTTATCGAACGCGAATATGTTGCTGTACTCTAAGAAGTCTGTCTTCTTGAACAGACCCTCAGAGTATAAGAATAGTAGCATATCTAGGTCTGGTAGTGATATATCATATTTTGACTTTACCCACTTTCGCGCGACCTTGAAGTACTTAAGGTAGTCATACATTGGCTTTACTTGGTAGTGCGCCATGTATGGAGCGCGCTTACGCTTTGATATTTGTATCTTCGGCATTTGATTTAATTTATTTTGCAAATTTAGTTAAATTTGTAGAAATTTTTATTATGGCAAAGAAGAAAGCAGTATCCCTATCGGTAGGAAGAGGTGAAAAATCAAAAAGTGGCGGTCTTACTAAGAAGGGTGTCGATAAGTACAACAGAGAGACTGGTTCAAATTTGAAGATGGCTGTAACTACACCACCATCAAAACTTAAGCCAGGAAGTAAGGACGCGAACAGACGTAAGTCATTCTGCGCTAGAATGTCTGGGGTTGATGGACCTATGAAGGACGAGAAGGGTAGACCAACTCGTAAGGCGCTTGCCCTTAAGAAATGGAATTGTTGATTTAATTAGTAAATTTGTAAAAAAAAATATATATATTATGGCAGCAGAAATGGAAGGACCTAAATTGAGAAGATTTGGTAGAAAAGTTAAAAATGAAATAAATGACGTTAAGAAACAAATTAGATCAGTTGGTCGTCAGTTAGGATTTACTAACAACGGTATTGCGGAGATTCGTCACCCATTGAACAATAAGATTTATAATGTTGTTAAGGATATTAAGAATAACTCTGAGGACAGAAAAGCTAATCGTCAAAAGGCTAGAGCTCAAGGTAGAGCAGTTGCTCAAGGTACTAAGCCAGCTAACAGCCCTAAGATGATCTGCGGACCAAAAGGTTGTAGAGAAGTAGGAGGAAGATTATGAAAAACTTAAAAATAAAATATAGCGAGATGACATTCATCGATAAGGCTATTCAGGAGAAGAAAATTCAGAAGATGCAGCGTGAAATGAACGAGGTAGTCATGAAGGAAACTGTTAAACAGAATATGCGTAAGGATGGCATTAGGAAGAACTGCTAAGTACTACAGGGATAATCCAGAGGCAGCAGAGAAGCACAGGGCTTACCAACGAAAGTTAAATAAGGAACCAAAGCAGGTTAAGTATCGTTCTGAGTTGAACGCTGCAAACAGAAAGGCAGGTACTTATGGTAACGGAGATGGTAAGGATATGAGCCATACCAAGAAGGGTAAGTTGGTGCTTGAGAAGGCTAAGACTAACAGAGCGCGTAATGGCGCTAACGGTAAATCTACAAAAAAGTAGGTAGCGAAAAAAATAGTATTTTTGTAACAAATATAAAAAAGAAAAAAATGAGTATAATAAACGTAGATCAAGTATTACCATTTTCAGGTACAATAGTTGATGTTAATGGAGTAGATATAAGTACCCCATTAACTACATTTGGAAATACAGTTGTAGGAAAAAATGCAGGAACATCAATTATAGCAGGTGGAGCTTATCAAAGTATAAATAATACAGCATTAGGAAAAAATGCTATGGAGTCTTTGACAATAGGTAGTAGTGTTACGGCTATAGGATATGATGCTTATGCAGATGGAAATGGTGTAAATGATACAGCTATAGGTCAAGGAGCATTAAAAGCAATTACATCAGGTTCATATGGAAATACAGCAGTTGGAAGTCAAGCTTTTTTTCAATTAACAGCAGCTACAACTGGTAATTCTGGATTAGGATTAGGAGCTGGTGAGCAGCTTTCTTCTGGTAATCATAATACTTTCATTGGATTTACATCAGGCGCACAATTTAGTGGTGGAGATTTAAACACAACATTAGGTTCAAGATCTACTGGAATTGGCACACCTGTATCTGGTAATTCTAACCTATTTCTAGGAGCGAATGCTTGTCTTAATTATTCTGGAGGAGATAATAATGTATATGTTGGAGCTTATGACCTTATTACAGCAAATTTTACTGCTCAATCAGGAAGTAATAACATACTTATTGGCAAGAACGCATTAAAAGCTACAGCTTCAACAAGCAACTCAATTACACTTGGAAATGCTAACCATAACATTCTTCGTTGTGCAGTTACATCTATCACGTCTTTATCAGATGCTAGAGATAAGAAAGAAATTGAAGAATTACCTGTAGGACTTGAGTTTGTAAAAGGTCTTAAGCCAGTAAAATTTGTATGGGATGACCGTAGCGAAGAAGGTAAGCATGATATTGCTGACTTCGGGTTTATTGCTCAGGATCTTAAATCAGCTCAAGAAGAGGTTGAGATGTCAGAGACATTGAAGTTAGTATACGAAGAAAATCCAGAGAAGTTAGAGGCTTCTTACGGAAAATTAATTCCTATATTAGTAAAAGCTATTCAGGATTTGAATGCTAAAGTTGAACTATTAGAAAACAAATAATTATGGCAACAATTCCATCAGGTACTAGATTCGATGCTATCAGAGTAGGAGCATCAAATCTTAATAAGAGATCAGGATTAATAAATTCTCAAGATCCAACTTATTCTATTGAAGATATTATAAGCACAGTTGGTGGAAATACTAATAGTATCTCAACTAATGGATTTAGATTGATTGGACCTATTAATTCTAATATTATATTACCAGATAATTCAATATTAGAATACACAGGACCTCTAGTTATGGGTCTAGGTTATTCAATAACAATACCATTAGGTACAACATTAACAATTGTTTAAAAAATAAAAAATGAGTACAATAAACGTAAATCAGGTATCACCAGTAACGGGTACAACTGTTACAGTAAACAACATTGAATTAGATTCAAATGTTTCAAATGGTAATGTATCTTTAGGTGTTAATACTTACCCAGTTGCTAGCAATTGCGTATCATTAACAGCTGTAGGTTTCAATGCATTGTCTCTTAATCAGACAGGTAGTGATAACACAGCTGTTGGAGCAAATGCATTAAAGTTAAATGTAGATGGATTCGCTAACACAGCTGTTGGAGCAAATGCATTAAAGAGCAATACTTCACAGGGAAATACAGCTGTAGGATCAAGTGCATTATTTTCAAACACAACAGGAAGTTCAAATATAGGAGTTGGTAATGCAGCTTTGTATGTTAATCAAACTGGAGAGCATAATGTAGCTATTGGTAATAGTTCTCAATTAGATCAGTTAAATGGAAGTTATAACACTTCTTTAGGTGGAGATACATTATATCATCTTACAAGTGGATCAGATAATTCAGCTTTAGGTTATGCTTCTTTAGTTAACCTTACTTCAGGAAGTCAAAATACTGCATTAGGATCAGGTTCTATGTTATTTAGTATTTCAGGAAGTAATAATGTTTGTATAGGATATAACTCAGTTACTGCTACTAATACTGCTAGCAACTCAATTACACTAGGTAACTCATCTAATACTGTATTAAGATGCGCTGTTACATCTATCACATCATTATCTGACGCAAGAGATAAGAAAGAAATTAAAGATCTTTCTGTAGGTCTTGAATTTGTAAATGGATTAAAACCTGTAGAGTTTGTGTGGGATGATAGAGAAGAGATTGGGAAACATGATATTTCTGACTTTGGATTTATTGCTCAGGATCTTAAATCAGCTCAAGAAGAGGTTGAGATGTCAGAAACTTTAAAATTAGTATACGAAGAGAATCCAGAGAAGTTAGAGGCTTCTTACGGAAAATTAATTCCTATTTTAGTAAAAGCTATTCAGGAGTTATCAGAAGAAGTTAAACAACTTAAAAAATAAAGAAAACATGGCAGTAATTCCAGCAGGAACTAGATTTGATGCGATTAGAGTAAACGCACAATATCTTAACAAGAGATCAGAGTTCACGAACACTAATGATCCAACATATTCAATCGAAGATTTAGCTAACACTATCGGTGCAGCTACTCAAGGACCACAAGGACCAATAGGTCTTACAGGGGCTACAGGGGCTACAGGACAAACAGGTCCTATGGGACCAGTTGGACCAGCAGGTTTAAACTGGCAGGGAGCTTGGGTATCAGGTGCTGATTATTTAGAAGATGATGCTGTAGGTTATAACGGAGCTTCTTGGTTTTGTATAGCTGATATACCTGATGGTACGGTTGCTCCAAACTTAGACACGACTCATTGGGCATTATTAGCTTCACAAGGGGCTGTTGGACCTCAAGGTAATCCAGGTGTAAATGGACTACCAGGTCTCCCAGGTATAAATGGTCTTCCAGGTCCAGTAGGTCTTTTATGGCAAGGAGCTTGGGTATCAGGTAGTTTATATGGTTTAACAGATGCTGTTCTATATAACGGATCTGCTTACTACTGTATAGCAGCTACATCGTTCTCAAGTACTACAACACCAGACTTAGACCCTACTAACTGGTCTTTATTAGCTCAAAAAGGAGATCAGGGAATTCAGGGAATTCAAGGAATTCAAGGTATTCAGGGTATGCAATGGCAAGGAATGTGGGTTCTTAATGGATACTATAGCTTGAATGATGCAGTATTTTACGATGGATCTTCTTATATATCTATATCAGTTACTCCATTTAATAGTACAATTGTACCAAGTTCAGATCCTACAAATTGGTCTTTAGTGGCTCAAAAAGGAAATGATGGAGCAGCAGGTGGTGGATTAACTGGAGATTCATTTGTATATGTTGATGCAAGTCAAGGTACAGAATTAGATAACGGGTCTGTTCTTTTAAATGTATTGAATACAGCACAATTCCTAACTCCTTATGGAAGCCCTATAAGCTTTACAAATAGAGTTACTGTATTGGTTCCTCCAGGGACTTATGACTTAGGTTCTAATACATTAACAATGACAACAAATTATATTGATGTTATTTCTTTAACAGGAGGTAGAGATATTGTTATCAAAACATCATCACCTACAGCTGTATTACTTGGAGATCAGGTTAAACTTGTAGGTGTTAATACGGATAAAAAAATATCTATTCAATCTGGAGCTTTTGCAGAGGTTGAAAATTGCAAGGCTGGTTATAACTCATTTGGAGGTGACGTAAATGGTTTATATTTGGCAGGTATATTTAAAAATTGTGAAGCCTTAGGTCAGAGTTTTGGATGGGGTAATGGTTTGACTATTGCAGCAACATTTATAGATTGTAAGAGTGGAGATGGTAGTTTTGGTTATGGTAATGGAAATTCTACTGAAGGTACATTTATAAATTGTACATCAGGAACAAATTCATTTGGAACTGGACCAAATTCAAATGTATCAGGTACATTCATAGACTGTACGGCAGGACAAAATTCATTTGGATACGCCTCATCTGGATATGTTATTTTACAGGGAACATTTAAAAATTGTAAAGCAGGAGCTTCTTCATTTGGATCAGGTAGAACTGTTACAGTTACATCTATTATTACAGATTGTACAGCTGGACCATTCTCTTTTGGAAATGGATTTAGCACACCAGCATTAGTAACAATAGACTCTAGTTCATTTACAAATTGTAAATCAAATAATGACAGTTTTGGTGCTGGTAAAAAAGTAACTATTATTAACTCATCATTTGATAACTGTGAAGGTCAAGATAAATCATTTGGATACACTAGCTTAGTTGCAGGTCCATATGAATTTAATATATCAAGTACATTTAAAAATTGTAAAGGTGGAGCTAATTCTTTTGGGGCTGGTAATGATTTAACATTAGCAGGTTCATTTATAAACTGTACAGCATTATCTAGTAGCTTTGGATTTGGAACTAATGTTGTAACATCTGGAACTTTTACAGATTGTACAGCAATAAACGAGTCATTTGGTTCTGGAATTGGATGTACATCAGGTGGAGAGTTTAGAAATTGTTTTGCTGGATCGGATTCATTCGGTTCAGGTAATAATGATTCTAAATTTACAGGTAGAGCTTATAACTGTATCGCTGGAGACAATTCATACGGAGGAGATAACTTGATGCTTCAGGGATTATTAATAGGATGTGTATTAACAGCAGGAACATTTAAAACAATCGATCCAGGGAATGGAGTTACTAGACTTTGTATCGATGGTAATTATGACCTTAACGAACAACCATAATGGGATATCAAAAATTACAAGTAAGCAAAGCGCAGGTGGTAACACCTGCCGATGCTCCCATCTTAATTGATGGACAGTCTTACCAACCATGTGTACTTTATGTAGGAACTGGTGGGGATTTAGACGTGGTAACAGAAGACGGAGACGTTGTTACATTTAAGAACGTACCGAGCGGTATGTTTATGCCAGTATCAATCAAGAAGGTTATGCCGTCAAGTTCGGCAGCTGACATTTTAGCACTTTGGTAATATGCCTTCAGTATTTGGAATATCGATAGCTATACAATCCCAACAACTATATGGGGTTGTACCGCCTGTTACAACGAACATTCGTATAACAGAGGAGGATTTCAATAGGGTAACAGAAGACGGAGACACAAGAGAAACAGAATAATTATGGCAAATAAAAAAATAACACAATTACCTAGTATATCTGGTCCTTTAAAAGGAACTGATCTATGGGAGGTATCTATAGATGATGGAGGATCATTCTCTAGTCATAAAACTACAGGAGATGAGTTAAAAGCATTACTATCTCTAGGTGGTGACCAATATACATTTGTAAAGGCAGATGGAAATAGTCCATCAGTAAATGGTCAACAATTTTTAGAGGGTTACAACACAGCTATTGATAAATTAAATAATACTGGAACTCCTCAAACATTAATTTTGGCTCCAGGAACATATATGTTGAGTCAAGATTTTAACATTGTTGATGGATTAAGTATTGTTTCATTGACAGGTGAGAGAGATGTAAGAATCGATATGGATGGCTACATCTTCATGATTAAAGATGGTAATACTAAATTAAAAGGATTAAGTTTAACGGCAAGTGGTAATGTTTATTATGATGCTTACGGTACTTATAACTGTATAATTGACAACTGCTCTATAAATGCATTTATTGCATGGACTCAGAACATACCATTTTATGGAATCATTAATAATAGTGAGTTATCTGGAATTTATGCTCCATTTAGTGGAGAAATTAAGGATAGTACTGCTTTTATTGTTTATACTGATCAATCAACTGTATATGGACTATACTTGACCCCATATTTAGATGGTGTTAATGTAGGGGCAGGATTTTATTGTGATGGTAATTATGATATTACATTTCAACCAACAATTTTAAATTGTAATGGTAGATTTTTTGATCAGACAAGTGGTAATACATTTATAGAAGATGGTACATTTAAAAATATTACTAACTTCTCAATGTCTAATTGTAGGGTTTTTGGTAATACTTTATTAGAAAATTGCACAGGATATCAAAGAGTATTTGAAAATATTGCTTTTTATCATGTTGTTGGTTTTGTAGATTTAAAAGTTATAAATTGCCATCAGAAAGACAATGATGGAGGTTTCTTTATTTATTCTAATAAACAAACATATTCAAGTATAAATATAGAATTCAGAGATTGTACAGCTTATGGGAATGCATTTAATTTTCATTATTTTGATACAACATTTGATTCATATAATGTATTAGTTGAAAATTGTGTAACAACAGAGACATCATCTCATAATTTTGGTCATATTATTGAAAGTAATGCCTATATTACAGTTAATGATATAACATTCAAAGATTGTAAGGCTAATGCAGTTGATTGTTTCAACACATCTACAAATATGACTGGTGATTTAGTTGCAGAAAATCAACATTTTATTAATTGTAAAGCAGAAGACCAATCATTTTTATATTTTAATGGTCAACAAGTTTTTAAAGCAAATATTGCAAATAATACATTTGAAAATTGTACAGCAGGATATTCTTCATTTATTTCATTAGAAGAAGTTTTTGAATCATTAATTAATGAAATTAACATAAAAAATTGTACTGGAATAGGTCGTTGTTTCATATCTGCATTTGTTTCATCTGGAAATTTGGTTTTAAATAACAATAAACCAGTATATATAGACAACTGTAAGGCAGGTGTTCAATCATTTATTTATGTAGAGAGTTCATCAGGTTCAACGGCTAATTTGAATGGAAATGGAAAAATAAGTAATTGTACAGCAACAGATTTTTCATTCTGTAGTGCTTATGATGCGATTGGGTTTGGTAATCATTCAATCACTATAAATATGTCAATGGAAAATTGTACAGCACAGAATTTTTCATTTGGATCTATTAATAATACTTTTGGTAGTTGTTATATAGACCATGGTACTGGAAATAAATATACTAATTGTATAGCAGAAAGTGCTTCATTTATGGGATTCTTAAATTCTTTATTAAGAAATTGTAGAGCTCAATCTGATTCATTTGGAACTGTTTGGATGAATACAAATATGAATGGTGGAGCAAGTGGTACATTTGAAAATTGTTATGGAACTCAATACTGTTTTGGTGGATCAAGTAATATATACTTTAATACTCCATCAGCTTATGGAATATTCAAATATTGCACTGGAGAATATGGATGTTTTGGATCTTATTTCTTTGATCCTGGATCCTCATCTGATTACACTACAGCAGCAGGAACATTCTTATGGTGTTCAGGATCGCAACCATTTGGAACTCTATTCTCTGGGTTATTAAATGGTGGTGGAACATTAGGTTGGTCTAAAACAAATAATGCATATAATAATGTAATTTGGTCAAATGATTATTTTAATAAATAAATAATAAATAGATATGAAAAATTTTGAAAAAATAGGAGACGGAGCATGGTCAAAAAATAATGTGCCCGTTTTAACAGAAGAACAAAGAGCTTTATTAGCTTCTAAAGATGAAGCAGATGCAGAAGCTAAAGCTGAGGTGAATGCTTATATTGCTTCTAATATGAGAGTTGAGGCTACAGCTGAAGAGGTAGTTATTTTAGATGCTACTTATGAAGCTAATAAGCCTGAGTTAAAAGAGAATGATACATATTCTTTTATTCACTGTGCTATGTCATTGAAAGATGATAAAGCTATGGGTTTAATCAATTGTAGAATCAACGGAGAACACACTCAAGTAAGATTCTAATAATGATTGTACCACGTCCTTTAAAAAAAGTTAGGGAGAAGATTACACCCTTCTCCCAAGAGGACAAGATTCCTACATTTAACCTTGGAAGCGGTACGGCAGACAGCACGACCGTTCTTCACGGAGATGGTACATGGCAACCAGAGGGAGAAGGAATCCCTCCTGGAGGAACAGCTGGTCAGCTACTAGCTAAGGAGTCTGACACTAACTATGACGTTACGTGGGTGGACCAAGCTCCAGCAGCATCATACACAAGCGTACTTAAGCACACTGTTAAGGCAGGTGAGAACCTTATAAAGGGTCAGGCTGTCTATGTTAGCAGTGCTGATGGTACGAATATGGTGGTATCTAAGGCTTCCAACATAACAGAGGCTACATCTAGCAAGACCATGGGTCTTATAGCTCAAAATTTATCAACTAATGGTAAGGGTTTCGTAATAACTGAAGGTTTATTAGCTGGTCTAGACACAGGATCAACTGTTGCAGGCGCTCCTGTTTGGTTGGGAACTAATGGAAATCTTATATATGGCTTAGTAGGAAAGCCTTACGCTCCTGCACATCTTGTATTTATCGGTATAGTAACTAGAGCAAATAATAACAATGGTGAGATATTTGTAAAGGTACAGAATGGGTTCGAGTTGAATGAGATCCATGATGTTGACCTTAAATCTATACTACCTACAGATGGTCAGGTCCTACAGTTTGATGGAGCGACTGGTCTATGGAGGAATAATACTATAGCAACTGGCTTAACGGTTGGATCAACTGCGATTTCAAGTGGAACGGACGGGCGAGTTTTATTTCAAAATGGTGGGGTATTACAGCAAAGCGCGAATTTTACATTTAATACATCAACAACAGCATTAACCCTAGCTACAAATAAAACATTTTCACAATATACAAGTGGAGCTGCTAATGATGCTTTAAAATTATCATTAAGTTCTACTGGAGCTGTTTTTGGAGTTCAAAATACAAATGCTTCAGCATTTTCAGGAATTGAATATTTAGATAATACTGGAGCTGTAAGAGTTTTTACAGGTTATAATAATTCAGGAAATGGGGAATTTAGATTTAATAATGTAGCTTCAAATGGTTTTATTACGTTTAAAATTGGAAGTGTTGACAGATTAACTGTTGGTAATAATGGGTTTGTAGGTATTGGTCAAGCTTCACCTTCAGCTCGTTTACATATTGCAGCACAAGGAGCTTTATCAACGGATATAGCATTAAAAGTTAGAAACTCAGCAGATACTGCGGATTTATTTAGTGTTCTTGGAAATGGAACAACTGCACTCACAACTTTGGTAGCTACGAATGCTATAAATATATCACAAGGAGCAGGTTTATATTATCCAACTTTAAATTTTAGTAATAATGGTGGATCAGCACAAGGTTCTATTTTTGGTTATAATTCAAGGCTTTGCACTACAAATATACTTGTTCGAAGTGGTTATTCTTTAGGAGTTGGATTTGGTGAATTTGATGCTTTTTATGCTCAAATGCAAGTTAAAGCAAAAAGTGCATTGTCAACTGATAATGCTTTTGGAGTATTAAATAATCCATTAACTGGTTATCATTTAAGGGTAAATAATGCTGGTAATGTATTAGTAGGTGTTGGAGGTTTATCAATTTGTAGAACTGACAATCCAGCTGGCTCTCTATTAGGAACAATTACATACAGAACAGACGGAACATTTGGGTTCACCTTGCCATTGACTACTACTAAAATAGTTAGCCCAACTTCAGCTTTATCATTTACACAATTAGATGGATTTCAACATATTCAACAAGTCACTGGAAGCTGGGCAGACGCACCTAATTCTTTTGTGTTTCAATCTACTGGAGCACAAGGATTAAATTCTATAAATAATAATTTTTTAAGTGTAATAAACGGAGCAAACACATTATTTGTTGTTAAATCTGTTGGTAATGTTGGTATTGGAACAGCTACAGTTAATGCTTCGGCAAAAGTTCAAATAGATTCTACCACACAAGGTTTTTTACCGCCAAGAATGACAAACGCGCAACGTATCGCAATAGCAAGCCCAGCAGTAGGTCTAATGGTTTACTGCACGGATGCGGTTGAGGGCTTATATATCTACAAATCAATGGGCTGGACTTTCGTAATCTAAATTTTTATATCTTTGTATAAAAATTAAATATTATGGGATTATTTGTAACACCAACAGAAGAGAAAAAGATTTTTATTAAAGGTACTCCAATGGAGTTATCTTCAGTTTATCTAAGAGTAGAATTTGCATCAAGAGCTGATGGAAAGACTATGGAGATTGCTAACTATACTTACTTTGATAAGGCAGCTTATACAGAAGGAACAGTGCTTCCAACAGATTTACCTTCAGGTAGTTTAACAATTCAATTAGAGGAAGGTCTTACTCAAGATCCAACTACAGCTTTATCTTACATGAAGTTGGCGCTAGAACAACAAGGATATACTGTTACAGAAGAATGATCAGATTCCTATACATATTAGCATTATTTTTAACTATAACTTCGTGTAGTCCTGTTAAGCGTTACAATAGACTTATCAAACTGCATCCAGAGCTTATAACATCTGATACTGTTACACTAGTTGATACATTCAGGATCATTGTACCAGAAGTAAAGGTAGATACGGTCGTGTCTGTTGAGTCTTTGTTAGACACAGTATATCTAGAGCAAGAGCGACTTAAAGTTAAGGTTTGGATGAAGGGTGACCAGGTGTTTATTCAAGGAAAATGCGATACTGTATATGTAAATAAGATCATCGAAAGAAAAGTCCCAGTAAAATATTATCAGAAAGAAACAACATTTAGTGACGTAATGAAGTACATATATAAGTCCCTTTGGATTTTATTTGTCTTGTTACTAATTGTATATATAATTTACAGATTTTTATTAGGACGATGACATACACGGAATTAATACAGGCAGGATTGGTAGCTTCAACAGGGATTGTTGGATATTTTTTAAGAATGGTTCACACAGACGTTAGATCTGTTGTTGAGGACATGGGGAAACTAAAGGGGAAGATAGAGCTTGTAGAGCAGGAGAGTAGATTGAAGTACCAATCTATACAGGAACAAACTCAGTTAGAAATTAAGATGCTTGCAAAGAATGTAAGTGAGTTATCCAATGCGGTTAAGGAGTTAATGATTAAAATGCATAATTAATGTTTAAAAAGATACTAGACGACACATTAAGACCTAATGGTAAGTGGAGCTTAAAAAGAGTTGCATCATTTGTTTCGTTTCATGTATCTGCACTATATGCATTTCTACCTGTAATATTTAATTCTTTTAAGGTTCAAGAGTTTGTATTCTGGGGATTTATAACTTATTCAGCTACGGCAATAGGAATAACAGTTTGGAATAAAAAAATAGACAAAGGATGAAATTCACACATAAACCATTAAAGACTTGTAAGTTAAGAACAGCTGGACTTTATTCTGTAAAGGGAGCTATGTTTGGATTAACTAGAAAGAACAATGACGGATCTCCAAGATCTCATCAAGGTATTGACTTAGCTACAGACGAGGGATACAGACTTTATGCTGTTGAAGATGGTGAGATAGTTGGAATAAATAAAGGTAAGGACGGATATGGATTCACTATTACATTGAAGATAAGTCGTCCTGAAGAAACAACTCTTCATAATAAATTTGCTTTCTACGCACATTGCGATCGTATTGATGTAAACATCGGAGATAAGGTTAAGGCAGGTGATCAGATTGCATTGAGTGGAGACACAGGTAATGCTCATGGAATGACAACCGTTTCAAAGGGAGGTCACTTACATTTTGAGTTAAGAGAAAAGGCAGTATGTGGTTTAGGATTGAAAGGAAGATTAGACCCACTTGTATTTATAGAATTAGATTGATATGGCAAAGAAACAAGGAGAAGTCAAAGCAATGACTAAGAAAAACGTATCACGCCCAGGTGTTCACGCTAAGGCAGGTACGTCAAAACTTAAGACAAGCAAGAACTACAAGAAGAAGTACGCAAAACAAGGTAGATAAATTTGTAACAAAAAAATATTATCTTTGTTACTTAAAATTAAATTAAATGAAAAAATTAACACCAGAAGAATTAGAGTCTTTCAAAACGGCTCGTGAAAACTACTACTCATTGAGAGGTAGATTAGCAGATATCGCTATTGCTGAAGAGCGTTTAAAGAACGACAAGCAGTCAACATTAATCAATATTAGCATCGCTGAGGAACAACTTAACAAAGTGAATAACGAAGTTCATGAGAAGTATGGTGACGGTAATGTTAATATGCAGACAGGAGAAATATCATGATAATCAGGAAAATATCAGTAGGTCCTGACTACATGAAGTGTATGCATTATGTTGTTGGGCAGCCAGTTCTTGATAAGAGCTATTCTATACAAGATATCATTCAGGATGTATCAGGGAATATTGATATTTATGTGGTAAAAAATGGAGAGATTATTAAGTGGAAAACATTTAATAATACAGTTCCAGCAACTATAGAATATAAAATAGACTTTTAATGGTATCACCCTATTATTTTATTGTTAAGCCCCTTAATGGTAAAAGATATGACAGTGAGAAAAAGTACGGAGATAAGACATTTGTCGTAAGTTCATCTCAAGAAGATCATACAGTTACCAATAGGTTCGCAGTCGTTGAGGAGTTACCCTTGAACTATAATGGATTTATAGAGAAGGGTGACATCGTTATTGTACACCACAACGTATTCAGAATTTACTACGACACTAAGGGTAGAGAGAGAAGCAGTTGGAACTTTTTCGAGGATGATATATTTATGATTGAATACGATCAGATATATTTATACAAGGGACAAGATGAAGAGTGGAAGTCTCCATATCCATATTGTTTCGTAGAGCCAATAATGAATGAAGCAGGAGATATTACAGCAGAGAAGGAACTATATGGTGTAATTAAGTATGTTCCTGAGAACGATTACAACTTAAATCAAGGTGATAATATATCATTTATACCTGAATCTGAATACGAATTTAGAATTGACGATCAGAAGTTATATCGAATGAAATTAAATAACATATGTCTGAGAGCTTAAAAGATAAGAAGATTCGCGTACTTGAAGCAGCAGAATGTGCTGTTGATGAGTTAATCAATGTATTGAAGGAGAAGATCATTACTCATGGAGAGGATGACCTATCCGCTGACAAGATGAAGAACGCTGCATCAGCCAAGAGATTGGCATTTGATGATGCTATTGCTATGTTACAGAAGATTGATGACGAAAGAAATAAGCTAGAAGAGAAGCCAGTAGTTGAGGTTAACTCAGGTAAGTTTGGTTTTGCTGAGGGAAGGGCAAGTAAGAATGGAAGGAAATAACTACGACTTATATACAATCGATACAAAGCACGTATCTCAGAGCGTCATAAATTCTAGGAATAAGAAGAAGTTATGGAAGTATGGATACGATGAGAAGTACGACCTAGTTGTGATATCTAAGGACGGAACAGTTGGTGAAGTATATCTTATAAATGGTCTATATATCGGTCTCCCACTAGCTCCAGAGAAACTTTCTAAGGGATATAATAGATGGGTACCATATGATTATCCAAAAGAATTATCAAAAGTTAAGACAATATTTGAGTGGAACAGGAGAGATAACGAGTTCAAAGCTAAGTGGGTAGACTTTATTGAGGAGGAGTTTGACAGACGAGAGTTTGGTCACTTCTTTATGAATAACAGCAAGCCTACTTACTTGACAGGTACTCACTATATGTACCTACAGTGGACTAAGATTGATGTTGGTCTGCCTGACTTCCGTGAATCAAATAGAATATATTTTATCTTTTGGGAGGCTTGTAAGGCTGACTCAAGATGTTTTGGTATGTGCTACCTAAAGAACAGACGTTCTGGGTTCTCATTTATGTCATCAGCAGAGACGGTTAATATTGGAACGCTTGCAAAGGATTCACGACTTGGAATATGTTCTAAGACAGGGTCGGATGCTAAGAAAATGTTTACGGATAAGGTAGTTCCAATCATTAGAAACTACCCATTCTTCTTCAAGCCTGTTCAGGATGGTATGGATAACCCAAAGACGGAAATCGCGTTCCGTGTTCCTGCTAGTAAGATTACTAAGAAGAACATGAACGATGAGCATGAGGAAGAAATAGAAGGACTTGACACAACGATTGACTGGAAGAATACAGCGGACAACTCTTACGATGGTGAGAAGTTGTTGTTCTTGGTTGAGGATGAGGCTGCTAAGTTAGAGCGACCTAATAACATACTTAACGGTTGGCGAGTTAGAAAGACTTGTCTACGTTTGGGTAGTAAGATTATTGGGAAGTGCATGATGGGATCAACATCTAACTCACTGGATAAAGGTGGTGAGAATTACAAGAAGTTATACAATGACTCTAATCCTGCGATAAGATCAGGTAACGGTCAGACAAAGAGTGGTTTATATTCTTTGTTTATTCCTATGGAGTGGAACTTCGAGGGTTATATTGACGAGTTTGGTATGCCTGTATTCGATGACCCAGAAAAGCCAGTAATTGGTATTGATGGAGAACCTATCAAGATTGGAGTTATATCATATTGGAATAATGAGGTTGCTGCATTGAAGAATGACTCAGACGCATTGAATGAGTTCTACAGACAGTTCCCTAGAACAGAGTCTCATGCATTTAGAGATGAGTCTAAGCAATCTTTATTTAATTTAACTAAGATATATCAACAGATAGATTATAATGACTCTCTAGTCAAAGAAAAATTCCTTACACGCGGTAATTTTCATTGGATGAATGGTCAGGAAGATTCAAAGGTAGTTTGGTCACCAGAAAAAAATGGAAGATTTTTAGTTTCATGGATGCCAACTGGATCGATGGCTAATAATGTGATCCAGTTGGCATCCATGAAACTAAAAATCTTCCATTTTTTTCATGGATGCCAACTGGATCGATGGCTAATAATGTGATTGTAA